AAATTGTTGCCTGAATGATTGTGTATTATTATCTTCTGCACGCCAACACTTGTCGCACATTGAAAGTTTTTCACCTTTCAACATTTTACTTCTTATATCATTGAAGAATTTAGAATTAAATGCGTTATGCAACCCATCTTTTAATTTTGGGGCTTCGTCTATGTTTGGGATATTGCTTTCTTCTACAAAGCAACAAGGCAATACAGTACCATCTACCTTTAATCTCGCATGAGACCACAGTAAGGAACAAGCAGTTTTGGGTATATTATCCAATTACAAATCCAAGCGGAGAAGAACCATCTATGTAAGTTGATAGGTCTTGTTCCAACTTGTCAATTAAAACATCTGCCTCATTTTTCATTTCTGCACCATTAAGTGATACTCCACCTTGGGCGCCAGGTAATGAAGAAAATTTACTTCGTGCTTCGCCTAACATTTTTTTACAATATGCTAATGTATAATCTCTCATCCAAGATTTAAGATATGGGTCTACTAGAAGTTGTTCTTCTGGTCTTTCTAAATGGACATGCATAAGAACCATTTCGTCGGCTCTCATTCTACGTAATAGTTTTATTTTATTAGTTGTTGGATTCCAAATATATTGAATATCAGTTGCGGCAACTCTATTTAAAGATTCACGATATTGAGCAAATGCTTCAAACGTAGCAAGCCCACCTATATGATTGTTTAAGAAAAAATAAGAGTTGGCATATGCTAGTTCAAACGGATCCATATCTACACCGCCCGATATACCGTGACCAAATGAACGATGATGTATCTTCTTAACTTCAACAATTTCTGCCGGCAACGTGTATTCGTCTACATCTTTTTTCAATTCCATAGCATAGAAATCTTCTTCTACTGCATTTTCAGAACGTTGTCTTATTTTTGATAAAGCAACATCTACTGCTAAATCATAGTGGTCAGGATCAAGTTCGATATCGACCATGCCGTCACCTAGCAATAATCGTACTTCCTTAATTACATCGTTTCTAACTTTTGTGTTCTTAGCCATTGACTATACTCCAACTATATACAGTATTTATCATTTACTGGAGATATAAAAAAAGCCCATTAACGAATGGGCTCTTTTATTTACAATTTGTATAATATTATGTAGAATAACCTCGGTCTGTTGGGATATTTTCTAATATTTCATTCCTTGTAGCTTCTGCATATGTATGATTGAACCCGTCTTCATCCTTAACTGGTTCACCTGCACCTGAAACTCCTGAATCTGCAATTTCATAAGGTACATCAGTTTTAACTTCATATGTATATGATACATTATGTGTATCTTCCATCCATTGTCTAAAAGGAGTTGTATACGCCTGATAGTTATCGTAGTGTCTTGAATTAATAAATGTCAGACCGTATGCAAATTTATTAGCGTCTTCTGGGTGCCAACCATATAATCTAGTATTTTCAAAAATAAAATCTCTTAATGCTTTGGCATATTTTGTACCATCTGCGGCAATATATTCATCAAGTAAGTTCTTAATCATTTTGCCACCATCTACTTCTGCGCCACCTTGAGCAGTAATAACCGCATCGGGTACAGTTACTTCCGCGAAGTAATATCGTTTTTTGTTGTTTGCCATATCTATCTCTCCCGGGATATAAATTAGTAATGTTAATTTAGTATGCTCGTCAGCATCTACATACTATTTATCAAAATACCTTGAGAAGCAGGGTATGTTCATTAATTCTGCCATTCATCTTTGTAGGGACACTCTTAATTGCTTCAAATTGCTTGTTAAGAGAACGTTTATTGATATCTTTAAATATCTTTAATTGCTCTTGAGGCTTACGTAGGGTCTTCTGTACACTAGTTTCCTCGTTAAATCGTATCATGGTAGTACCTTTAACACTAAGGCCGCTTCCTTCACGTTTTTGGTTCATTGGATCTACATTACTCGTATGATATATACCTAGCTTACGTGATTTTGTATTATAAAGAACTAGTATATTACTCCCAACTATCTCAATAGGATTAATACTAACTAATCCAGTATCAACATGTTCTTTCATAAACTTCATTTTAGATACAAGTTTTTCAGAACTAACAGGTTTCTTTTTACGAGGCTTTCGGTCAAATTTTGCATTAGCAATTACCATATCACAAGCCTGTACAATACTCTTATACATTTCGTACATTGCTTTAATTTCAGACTTTTCTAAATGAGAATAGCCTTCAATAAGTTGTTCGTGCCAATCAAGTTCCTTTTCAGACATTCCTTTTGTCTTAGGAGGATTAATTAGTTCATCATACTCATTAAAATTTGCAACGTACAACTCCCTAATAACTTTAGCGTGATTGGCTTTTGCTTCCTGCTTACGCAAAATATTAATAGGCTTGAAATTTTTCAATGAGTTTGTATCCATATCAAATTCATCAATAAAGTCTTCTAATTCATCTGTCATAGACAATGCTTTTAAACGTAGAAGTTCTTGTATAGAAGGACGATATTTATTTTTCTTTTGTTCTTCTTTTTCTACTTCTTCTTTTGCCTCACGCATTTCTTTTCCACGTGCGATTGCAGTAGTAACTTGTTTGCGAATAAATTCACTAATTGGAGTTATGTGTCCGCCAGTGCCCGGAAGAGTTTGCCAGTAATCATCTTCCTTTTGATTAAAGTCAGGCATACCATCCAGTAGTAACCTTGAACATATTGCACATGTTACACTCAATGACGATTCTGGTGGGATCTTTGCTAACTTTATTTCTTCGTTTGTATATCCGTTCTTTCCCATCCATGAAAATATGTATGCATATAAATCTTTTGGTTGATAATTTTCATAGTAGAAACTACGGGCATGTTCTTTCTTACGATGATATTCTGCTCCGGACAAAGTTTCCCAACCATCCCATTTCGGTGATTCTAGTTTTGCTCCTCGTTTGGATGGGGCTCTCTTTATTGCTTTTTTCTTTTTCGCCAATGCCATTTAATTTTCGCTCCGTGATAATTCGAATCATTTAATCTCAGTTTCTATTTAACTACAAATAGTGTTTTTTGTCAAGTTTTAAGTCTATCCGTGTTATTATCTAACAAATTAGCATCCTCAAGTACATCATTGCGTAGTGCGTTTATAAGCAATGCACTTCTATATAAATTAGATTTATTAGGCATTGTACTATGCAATGTTCTACCATCATACATTAGCACATCGCCTGCTTTTGCTAAAAATTGGTGACCTTCATTAACTAATCTATCATTGTAATGCTCTTGGTTGTCCTGAATATCTTTATAATATATCTTTTCCAAATGCGAACCAGGAAGATACGCAGTGCCGCCATTCTCTAAAGTGAAATCATTAAGAGGTATAATTATTTGTACACCCAATGTAGCATCTACTTTGGCATATTTTTCAAATCGATAAGGCGTATCTATGTGTGCATAAATTTTACTTGATTTAGGTGCAGTGGTAATACAGTCAACCGCATGTATATTCCACTCCTTGGATCCAAATAACGTATCAATATACTTGTTTAATGGTACAACAACTGGTAACCACATTTCTCTAGGAGGTGCTTTTGTCCACCAAACATCATATGTACGTTTTCCGTCATGTTCATTATAGTAAATACCGTCTGATCCATTGCCTCTGTGTGCATTATCAGGGTTCATTGCCCATAATCTAAATTGTTCTATTGCAATTCTAGGTAAATAATCACGTGCAATAATATATCCTGCACTAGTTAATCGGTCATCCATGTGTTATGCTCCTACATATATTCCTTATTATATGATAAATACGTATAGAAGTCAAGGAAAAAAAATATGCCAAGATTAAGTTTATGGAATCCTCGTAAGGGAAATGATTACAAATTCATCGATAAGATGGTGAAGGGGCACTTCGACCACGGCGGTACCTCACTACTTGTTCACAAATATTTAGGTTCACAAGACACAACTGATCCTGACTATGACCCTACCAAACCAGCAATACAAGATTTGCTATTCATGGAGAACCGTGACAGAAAATATGATGATAACATCTATGACCTACGTGGCGTATATACAGTTACAGACCAAGATATGGACTTATCTCAGTTTGGTATGTTCCTAGGCAATGACCAGATTATCTTTACTTGTCATATAAATGATATGGTAGAAAAATTAGGAAGAAAAATAATGACAGGAGATGTCATTGAACTTCCACATATGAGAGAAGACCTATTACTTGATGAAGAGGCTTCGGCAGTAAATCAATATTGGGTCGTACAAGATGCATCAAAAGCCGCAGAAGGATTTGATCCAGGTTGGTGGCCTCACATATGGCGTTTCCGTTGTAAACAATTACAAGATACACAAGAATACTCAGATATACTTGGAACAGGCGAAGAAGCAGATGATTTGAAAAATCTTCTGTCTACATACAATAAAGAATTACAAGTCAATGATGCCATTGTAGAAGAAGCCCAAGAAAATGTTCCAGGAAAGTATTGGGATTATAGAACAAACAGTTTACAGTATGTAAAGGGTGGCGAACATCCAGAAGATTTAGATATGGCAACTGTTGCAAATGGTAAGAGTTTTCCAAATGAACCAGCAGAGAATACTTATTTCTTAAGAACTGATTATTCTCCAAATAGACTGTTTCAATACCGTGTTAATAAATGGTACAAGATAGAAGACAGTGACGGTGGTTGGGAAGTTGGTAATCACTTGCATCATAAATTTATCAATAACGATGGCGTAGTCAAACTAGAAGACGGCACAGTTGTTGCAGGAAAGGTTAATTTGTCAAAAGCAGTTAAACCAAAGGTAGATTAATATGGCGACAGTAAAGCAAACACATTTTTACGATGAACAAATAAGACGATATATTCTACAGTTTATTAGGATATTCAGTGGGTTCACAGTAAAAACTGGTAAGAAAATGAACGACGGTGTAACTGATTATTATATAAGAACACCAGCAAGATATGGTGACGTATCTCGAATGGCGGCTACTATTATGAAAGGTAATAGTGAAAATATTATCAATTCAGCTCCATTTATTAGTTGTTGGATACAAAGTTTACAACCAGATAGGTCAAGAGTACAAGAACCATTCTTCAATGATGCTGTAGCAGTCACAGAACGTAAGTTTGATGAGAACACACAAAAGTACACAAATGCAGAAGGCAATAGGTATAATGTTAAAAGACTTATGCCAGTTCCTTATCTACTAAACATGCAAGTTGATGTTTGGACTAGTAATACAGACCAAAAATTACAACTAATGGAACAAATATTAGTGTTATTCAATCCAGCGTTAGAGATACAACACAATGACAACCCTGTTGATTGGACTACAATTACTACTGTAGAACTAACTGATATTCAGTGGTCAAGTAGAGGTATTCCTGCAGGCATTGAAGACCAAATCGATATTGCTACTATGTTCTTTCAAATACCTATTTGGATTAATCCTCCAGCACAAGTAACAAGACAAAATGTTATAAGAAACATTATACACAACTTATACACATACTCAGATTTAGATACATTAGATTATGATCCTGATGCATTTGAATTCTTTAGAGATTTACAAAAAGAAGCAAGTGTGGTAGTAACACCCGAAAATTATGCATTACAAATTACTGAAAATAATGGTCAGTATGTCGCACAGCCTCTGGCAAACGGCAATTATGCCGATGGCATAAAGTGGGAAGATGTTTTCAAAAATTATGGAAATTTAGATGATGGGATATCAAGATTAAGACTTAAATTTCATGGAAATCTTGAAGATGATGGATCTGATATTATCGGTACAATATCTTCAACACCAAATCCTGAAATAATTGAATTCGCTGTAGATACTGCAACATTGCCAACTAATACAATTGGCGCAGTAGATAGGGTCATAGATGCAGGCAATGTTAAGCCTGGATTTAATAACTTTCCAAATCCTGCACTAGGTCAAAGGTATCTTTCATTGACTAATGCTAATTCTCAAAGCATAT